CGCCTAATAATTCACATAATTTATAAAGTGTATAATAATAATTTAAAAAATTTACTCTATCATTAGGACAATATTTCGAATATGGTATTTGAATATCCATAAATAAATTACATAACGTTTCTTCTAATTTGGGGCTCATTACAGGTGGTTTTATACCAAGTCGGTCTTTAATAAAAGGTATATGTTCATAATATTTATTGTATCCCAATTTTTTTAAGATTTCTTTTGTTTTCTTATTGGTCAATTCGCTCAATTCTATACGTTCTTTTTTGACTTGATTTTCTATTTGTGAAATGATTTCATGTGGTATATCGGTAGACTCTTTTGCTTGAAATTGAGACAAAATTTCTCTAAAATGATTGATCCTTTTATAAGCATAAAAAGAAATTTCTTTAGGAGGGTCTTTATAAGACGGCTTGTCATTTTCTACAAAAAATGTTTCGTTGTTGAAACAATTATTACACAATAAAATACCCTCTGAAATAATTTTTATCATTTCTCCTTTTGAACACTTGCTACAAACACTATTGTCAAACATAAAGTCGCTTATGTTCATACTACTAAAATTATTTTTTTTAATATAATTTTGGATACTTTTATTTAAAATATTGATACTATCATCTTCTTGTTGATTAAAAAAACGTTGTATCATTTTTTTAGGGTTCTGGTTTATTTCAATCTTTTGTTTACATTCGAAATAATTGAATAAATCATTCGAGTTATTTAGTAAATAATCATTTTTCTTTTTCTTTAAGCGATATAATCTTTGTTGTTCGTCTTTTTGTAATTCACTATTTTCTTGTTTATTATTTAATATTTTATATTCAGCTTGATTGATGTCATTTAAATAATTGGTGTATAAATTATCAATGGTAAGTTCTTTCATCATTATATTATACAATTAGTAGGTCTTTAATCGTTTAATTTGTTTATATATTTTTCGGTATTTAAATAGTTTAATTTTTATATTAACAATATAATCATATATTATTATGGATCGTATGATGAAAAAAAAGTTCATATTAAACGCCATTATGAATGGTTGGAAAGTAAAAAAAAGAAATGATAATTGTTATGTATTTAAAAAAAACAAGAAATACGTGTATAATTATAATAGTCCTTTGTTATTGAAACAATTTATACAGAAAAATTTAATTAATTAGAATTTTATTTTTTTTTTCTTTTGTTAGATTATAGAATGGGTGGTGGACTTATGCAATTAGTAGCTTATGGCGCACAAGATGTATATCTTACGGGTAACCCCCAAATTACTTTCTGGAAAGTGACTTATCGTAGACACAGCAATTTTGCTATGGAGTCTATTGAGCAAACCTTCAATGGTCAAGCCGATTTCGGTCGCCGGGTAAATTGTACTATTTCGAGAAATGGCGACCTTGCTTACCGCACTTACTTACAAGTAACTTTGCCAGAAATTAATCAAAGTCTAGCTGCGGGCGATGTGTATGCTCGTTGGTTGGATTTCCCTGGTCACCAGTTGATTGAACAAGTCGAAGTCGAAATTGGCGGTCAGCGTATTGACAAACACTATGGCGACTGGATGCAAATTTGGTGCCAATTGACCCTCGACAAGAACCAAGAAGCCGGATACAACAAGATGGTTGGCCAAACTACCCAATTGACCTTCATGACGGATCCATCGTTCGCGGACGTGGATGGCCCGTGTGATTCCAACGCACCAAGACAAGTGTGTGCCCCTCGTAATGCTTTGCCAGAAACGACCCTATACGTCCCTCTTCAATTCTGGTTCTGTACCAACCCTGGTCTTGCTCTCCCCCTTATTGCTCTACAATACCACGAAGTCAAAATTAACCTTGATTTGCGCGCGATTGATGAGTGCTTGTGGGCTGTAAGCTCTTTGTCCCCAAGTTCGTCTGCGGATGTAAAAGTAACCGCGGCATATGCTCAGTCGTTGGTTGCCGCGTCTCTTTACGTGGACTACATTTACCTTGACACCGATGAACGCCGACGCATGGCGCAAAACCCTTCGGAATACCTCATTGAACAGCTCCAGTTCACTGGGTCGGAGTCCGTTGGTTCGTCATCCAACAAAATCCGTCTCAACTTCAATCACCCTTGTAAGGAGCTTGTTTGGGTTGTACAACCAGATTGTAATGTAGATTATTGCGCCGGTACCCAAGGCGATACTACATTGTTCAAGGCTCTTGGTGCTCAGCCGTTCAATTACACGGATGCGGTTGATGCTCTACCTAACTCCATTAAGGCGTTCGGTTCTGATGCAGCGGTCGACGGACAAAACGCATTCATTAGCGGTGGATTGCTCCAACAAGCCGAAGCCCCACAAACCAGCGATGCTGTATGGTCTCTCGCAAATGACGATGGCGCAGACTGGGCTCTTGGTGGTGGTACTGTTACTGGTTCGGGTGTGTCGGACGCCGGTACTTTCGTACTCGCGGAAACTTCCCTCAACATGCACTGCTGGGGTGAAAATCCTGTGGTTACTGCCAAGCTTCAGCTCAATGGTCAAGACCGCTTCTCGGAGCGTGAAGGTACTTACTTCGATCAAGTACAACCTTTCCAGCACCACACACGTTACCCTGATACTGGTATCAACGTATATTCGTTCGCTCTTCGCCCAGAAGAACACCAGCCATCGGGAACTTGTAACTTCAGTCGCATTGATAACGCCACTCTCCAATTGGTTCTATCGAATGCCACGGTCGAAGGCACCAACACGGCGAAAGTCCGCGTGTATGCCCGTAATTACAACGTGCTAAGAATTATGTCGGGTATGGGTGGTCTCGCATACAGCAATTAAACATTTTTGTTGTAAACATTATTTTATAAATATGTATTTTTGTATATTTATAAATTAAAAGATTAATATAGTCACATTGTTTATACAAATATGTATATAAAATATATTAAGCATGAATGAAAATTAAACTTACCAGATAATTACTTAAATTGATTTACTCGTAACTTAACAATCTTGAAAATATATTCAGCAAATCTAAAAATAAATTCACTGATAATAGCGGATAATTGGGGTATTTTACACATATAGACGCATAATGATACAAACGATTTGTATCATACAATAAAAAAACGGAAAATAATAAAATCACAATATAATCCATCATATTTTTTAAATAATCACTATATTGATTTGTCAAGATAAAATACAATTCTGTAATGATAATCGCAAATAATCCAAGCATCAATCCCGCCATTACTTTTTCATATGTTTGTTTCAAAAATTTGGGTATTACATTGGCGAATAATGTCAAACATAAAAACAAGATGAATGTTGAAATAAATGCCCTTTCTACTTTATCTTTAAACTTTTCAAGCAAAGGAGATAATAAAAGAGACACCGACCCCAAGAATACAAGCCAACCAAAATGATTTGTCAAATATCCTTTTTTACTGAATAATGGTCTTATAGATAAAAATATAATAGAGACAAAAGATAAAATAATGGCTACATACATAGGGGGTTTCCACGAAATAGATTCGTATAAATAAATAAAGCTCGCACATAAACTTACAGACAAAGCTAAATATAAGTATACATTCATCACAAAATGATTACACGTTGGGGCACCTTTCGAGAAAGCAAACGTATACACTAATAAAGCGATTGTAAGTGTTAATATAAAAGGAATCATATATATTAGACGCTATATTTTTTTTTAACTTCCAAATAAGCCAAGAATTTATTATTGTAATGATTCAATATATATTTGTTTAATTCCGCAGGCGTTATGGTACCATTATAATCAAACTCTTTAAAAAGTTCACCACAAGGTTCTTCATAGAAAAAATCAAACATTTCTATAATCATTTCTAATGTACAAAAACCAACTTCCAAATTGACATCAATTCGTCCCGGTCGTATGAATGCTTTGTCTAATTTTTCAATATGATTGGTCGTGACAATCAAAATACGACCCGGTGTCTCCAAAATACCATCTAATAAATTTAAAATAAACGACAAAGATAATTCTTCACCAAACACATATGGGTTTTTTTGTTCAGCACTCGGTGGAACTACACTATTTTCACGCTTATAAATAATATCCGTCAAACAATCGATGTCTTCAATGACATAAATTCGTTCATCCATAGATATATTAAAATGTTCCGTTTTGTTATCTACCAACACACTTAGTTTTTCATCAAAAAACAAATTACGAAGTTGTGCTTGCGTAGTATCTTTGTATAACTTAATATTGATGACATGACGATTTGTATCTTTGGCAATCGATTTTATAATGGAGGTTTTGCCAGTCCCGGGTGGTCCGTGCAATAATATACCAAGTGTATGCGGAATACCCTTTTTAATATACCAATTTTTGTTATTAATAAACATATTTACTCTCTCTTTTATTGCGGTCAAATGCATACCAAAAATATTATGTAAAGATTTGTTCGTATTGAAAGGTGTCATATGAAACGTAATATGTTTAGGTGCCTTATCCAATTGTATGACCCCTTCTTGGTCTTTCGGCAAAGTCACGTGCTTTTCGTCAAAGAAATACTTTTGAACACCTAATTTATTTTTTTGTTCATACATATATTGTTTGGTCAACTTATCCACAAAATATTTCATTTCATTCAATGTTTTACTATAAGAAATAAACTTGATTTTGTAAGATTTATCATCGTTTTCGTCGGTCGTTATATTGGATACTAAACATTCGTAATCGTTGTCCAATACAAATTTATGTTCATTCATTACGGAAAAGTTGTTACAATACTTCAAATGTTTGGATTCATTGTGGTTGACAATATAGTAATTGATTGCGTTAAAAATAATATCATCGCTGTTTTCTTTTTGAATAAATTGTATAGATGAAGTCACTTCTTTTTCTTTTTCTTCTTCGTGAATAAAAATAGGGACTTTTTCTTTTAATTTATTTTCAATATATTTGATACAAGCGTTTTTAATGACAGGTAAATAAGGGGTGATATTCATAACTAGTAATGTAGTAAGAATATGATAAATAGAAATATTTTCTTTCATCGTCATCATACTTATCATATTTGAATTCATCATATGATTTATCATTTGACTATCCATTATAATATACAATGTATAGTATATTTATATTAAAACATTTGTAAATCATTCATCATTTCATCTATAGAAGTAACCTCCATAGATTTTACATTATCAATAATATCTTCTTCCACATTTGGGACCAATTTTATGTCAAACCATTCCACACCGTATTCCGACAATTGGTTTAAAATATGACGACTCATCCACACATAATTGTATATATTTTTCTTTTCACTATAAATAGAATATTCACACGGTTTACAAAATATGTCAATCCCTATATAAGCACACAATTGTTTATGTTCCCTAAATACTTGTTTGTTTACTTTATATTTTTCGGTGATTTTAAAAACGGGTTCGTTATATTGATCCATATAGTCTTCAAATCGTGCTCGTTGATTTTCTTCAATAATCACTAGTTGACATGGGTGACTATAACTATTTATATTATACATATCACAAAATACAATAATGTCTACATTAGACAAAAACGGATTTTTAAATATTTCTTTTGGCTTGATATATACATTATCATAAGTATATGGAGGAACATCTTTTAGGTCATTAAAGAATATAGTAGTCGTAATACGATTCATACAAATCTCACATTCTTCATTTACCCATACGTAATCCAATGTTTGTTGTGTCATAATTAATCTTTGTTTGTTTATGTTTTATTTGTATCTAGTTTATTTTCAATTTTAAAAATTGATAGGTTTCTTGTGTTTTAAATACTATAAAAATGATGAAAACACTATTGTATTTGTTATGGTGTATGTCGTATTACGAGTATTCATCTAAGGCGCCACGATGGATGGAGGGCGTATATTGGGGATATAAAACAAACGATGAATTAGAAACCATATCTTCTTCTTTTCAAGAAAATGGTTATGTTATTATTCGCAAAGCATTGCCATTAAAAGTTGTAGATGAACTTTACCAAAGATTTCCAAGGCAGAATACAATAGCTACTTCTTTTATAGAATATGTCGTTTCACATAGTATGGGACAATTTTCAACATTGGGTGGTTTATGGGTCAACGATGATGTATTTTACTATGTTTGGACAAAATCAACGATTCTGTCTATGTTAGAAGCTTGTATGGGGACAAACCATATTCGTTTGTTGACGGATTATGTGGTTGGTATTAAAGGTGGTGTCAATGAACACAATATTGTAGGTAAATATCATAGTGATTCTACTAGTTTTGATATAATAGATCAATATGGTATAAGTGTTTGGATACCATTGACAGATATTTATCCAGACACAGGTGGTTCAATTATTATGATTGGGAATAATAAAATAGACCCTATATGTTTAAAACAAGATAAGCAATATAGCAAATATTGTATTCAACAATTTCAAGATAATCACGAAGTGAGTTCTTATTCCAAAGGAGATA